CCGAGCACATCGCCAAGACGGCGGAGCGCCAACGCAACAGGCTGCCCGCCGAATGGGCCGACGCGCAATGCACCATCTGCCACACGCGCACGGGGCGCATGTACTGCGCGGCGCGCTGTGACGGCGACCATTGCGGAGAAGAGGCCACGCCGGAGCGCTTGGCCGACTATGAGCGGTACAACGCAGAGCGGCGGAGAAACAACGCCCAAGCGACGCGAGAGGAGCGACGGATTAGCCGGCAGCGAAGCGAGGAGGCCGTCAATAGTGTGAGGAGGAGGATAGGATGAGCGAGAAACTGACTTGTCAGAGGACGAGACGCCTTGGCGTGCATATCCTGAATGATGGCGAAATCATTGCCACTATGAAGGGGTATACGGCAAGCGTGGACGCTGGCGGATACGAGGAGTGGACTTTGGATGAAAAGCCCGAGAGATTCCTTGCGCTATTCCTCGCCGCACCTGAGCAGCAGGCCAAGATCGATGCTCTGCTGGCCGCGCTGAAAGATGCGCTAGAGGTAATTGGCGAGCACGAGCCCGACTGGCCGCCAAATCGCGAGGATTCGCCCATTGTGGCGCAACTCAAGGCCGCCATCGTCTTGGCAGAAGGGAAGGAGTAGCATGAGCGAAACATGGCACGCTGAGCGGATGTACATCGTAACGGAGAATGGCACGTTCGTCGGCCAAGCGTTCTCGCTGGACGACGCTACGGCCATCGTCCGGGAGCACAACGCGCACGACGCCCTGCTGGTCGCAGCCAAGGTAGCGTATCAGGGCTGGCGAGACGGCGGCGATGTTTGGGGGGCAATGCAGCAACTCAAGGCCGCCATTGCGCAAGTGGAGGGAAAGCCATCATGAGCGACGAAGAGCTATCCGCAATTGAGAGTCAAATCGTCAAGGTGATTCTGGAGAATCGCCAGTTACGCGCCCAGAATGCCGAACTGCACCGTCGGCTAATCGCCCAGATCGCGCAGAATGGCGAGCTGATTCGCCAGGGCCGCACGCTGGACGGGGAGCGCCCGGAGTACGTGACGGCGCCGCATGGGCCGAAAAGCCCATGCCCGTATGGCCGCCCCATCCCTCGCACTGAAGCGCTAGAGATCGCACATAGCATTTTACTCAAAGCCGAGGACGAACGCCGGGACTTAGATTCGTAGCCCACGCCCAGGAGGGCGCTAGCGGGCAGCAACCCGCGCCCGGCGGCGCTGAAAGCGGGGTGGCCAGTCGGTGGAGTACTCGGCCAGAGCAACGCACAGCGCCGCCGGGCAAAATGAGAGGAGACGTATGGAGCAACTCACAGACACCAAGCGAACGCTAGAGGGCAAGTGGCAGGGCTACCAGGGCATGGACCTAGCCGCGGCGCTCGTGGCCTACACAGCCAAGCACCACAAGCAGCCGAGATACTGGGCGCAAGTGCCGAACTTGCTGTTACTGGGGCCGATAGATGAGAAGCAAGAGGAGGTGACGCCATGACATGGCTTTGGCTGCTAGGCGGCGCAATCGCGGCGGCGATCCTGTTGCTCGTTTACGCGCTCTGCAACATCGCGGGCATACTGGACGAGGCCGAGCGGCGGCGCATGACGGTGCCGCCGAAGGAGGAGCGATGAAAGCTGCGCTGTCCGCGCTCAAAGCGTGCGCTGGCTGCGCCACGGCGCTGGCCCTGTTGGTTGTGTTCATCGTGTTGGATAGGCTATTCGATCTACATACGGAAGGAGACCCATGGTACGAATGAGGTTCGCTTTGGCGTTGGCCCTGGCGTTGGTTCTCGCTGGCGCGGTAAGCGCCGACAACACCTACATGCCCGTGGCTCAAGAGACGGGCGGCATGGTGATCCGCGCCCACGTCGCATGGCAGGACTGGCGCCCCTTCGATGCCGGGCTATCCGGCTACTGCGTGGCCGCCTATGATGAGGATGGGGCGCTACTGGGCATGGCGGAGACGGACGGCGAAGGCGACGCGGTGTTCGATGTGCAACCGCACAGCGTCATCACGTTGCGCCTATCGGGCGACGCTATCGAGCCCATGCAGGTGACGGTAACGGGCAGCGGCGCGTTGGCCGTGGCATTCTGGGCGCAGACACGGTACAGCGCGGGAGAGCATCTGGTGGCTACGAATTGGGAACGAGTCGAGCGCTAGGCATAGGAGCATACACGCAATGGCAGCAACGCAGACCTACATAGCAGCAGGCGGCCACGGTTGCGGCGCGGCGGATGGCACGCACAAGCGCGCGGTGCGGCTGGCTAGAATGTGGCTCAATCTCAAGGCCAAGCCCGCACGCGTCAAGGAGTTGGCTGCGCTCATGGACTGCCACTGGCGCACCGTGTATGTGGACATCATGGACATGACTATAGAGCCGCTGGAAGAGGGCTATGTGCTGGACATGATAGGTTCGGGCCTGTTTGCTGTGAGGGACTTGCGACAGAAAACGTAAGATTGCATGGATTGACCAACTCTCGGTGCTAAGCTGTGCTCTGAAGGGCACAGCTTTTTTGTTGTCCCGGATGCGCAGCGCACGTTGGTGAGTGCGTGGTCGGTAAGGTGGATACTTAGGATTCTAGTCGTAACGCTGCCAAGTGGGTTCGATTCCCGCCACATCCGGGGCAACGAGAGAGCAAGCACGTTGGTTCTGGCCAGTCGCTTTGTCGGCACGGCCAGGGGGCGCGGGTAAACGGGACAGGGGCGCGCACAATTAGCTTTACCATCTAGTTATAACAGATCGAGCACATGGCTAATCCTTGGCCGAAAGGCACGTCAGGCAATCCGCAAGGGCGGCCACGCAATAGTCAAACATGGAGCGCGGTTCTCAAGCGTGTGGGCCGGGAGAAAGATGAATCCGGCGTTACGCGCAAGATTCGCGTTGCCCGTCAGATGTATGACCAAGCCGAGGGCGGCGACCGCCTAGCGTTTATGGCAATTGCTGACCGTGAGGACGGGGCCGTGCCCAATACCAGCAACGTGACTATGGCCGGGGCTTTTACCTTCGTGCCCTGGAGCGATGATGAGGTAGTCGATGGGATTGCCGAGGCTGCGCTGGGACCAGGCGCAGGCGATAGCGCGGGGGCCGAAGGTGATATGCTTGGCGATGGGGCGCCGCTGGGGTAAGACCACGCTAGGCGGGGTTTATAGCATCAAGAGCGCCGAACGGGGCCGGGCCGTGGGCTGGATTGTGCCGACCTATCGCAACGCACGCCCCTTGTGGCGGTTCTGTGAGCAACACTTGGCCCTGATTGCTGGCCGGTTGCGCATCAACCGTTCCGAGCTGACCATCGAATGGCCTGAAGGTGGGCGCATCGCTATCTATTCCGCTGACAATGACACAGCGATTCGAGGAGAATCCTTCGATCTTGTGATAGTCGATGAAGCGGCAATGATACGCGCGGAAACGTATACCGACGTGATTATGCCGACCCTTGCAGATCGCAATGGCCGGTGCTTGCTCATTTCCACGCCCAAGGGCCTCAACTGGTTTCATACCGAGTTCCAGCGCGGCCTAGCCGATGGCAACCTGCAAGCCTCATTCCACGCCCCAACCTATGCCAACCCGTTGCCCAACATCCGGCGCGCCTACAAGCTCGCCAAAGAGCGCGTATCAGAGCGCACCTTCCGGCAAGAATGGGACGCTGAATTCCTTGAGAGCGACGGCTTGGTATTCCGCAACGTGGATCTACTTGCTACGCTCCAGCCGCAGCCCGCGCCCCTCCCTGGGCATACCTACGTAGGGGGCATCGACTGGGGCCGCACGAACGACGCCACGGTATTCACCATCATCGACGCAACTACGAACGAGGTGGCCGCCGTGGATCGCATGGTACAAACCAACTTCGACCTACAGCTAACCCGGCTCAAAGCGTTGCATGGGCGGTTCAAGGTCGAAGCGTGGATAGGCGAGTACAACTCTATCGGCGGGCCACAAGTGGAGGCGTTGCAACGGCAAGGCATCCCGGTGCGCCCGTTCACCACGACCAACGCGACCAAGGCGCAGATCATCGACGCCCTGGCCCTGGCATTTGAGCAGCAAGCCCTCCGACTCCTAGCTAATCCCGTGCTTGTCGGTGAATTGAAAGCGTACCAGTCCAAGGCGCTCCCTTCCGGCTTGATGGCCTACAGCGCGCCCGAAGGGATGCATGACGATCATGTCATGTCGCTTGCCCTGGCCTGGTACGGCGCTCACCGGCGCGGCGTGTTGTTGAGGTAGCATGGACATACGACCAACCTTTTGGCAACGAGTGCGCCTAGCAACGCGCCTATTACGTGGCGACGGCTTGCCGCGCCGCACCTTTGACACCAAGCAAGCGCCCAAGTCCGTCCTATTGTGGCCCGACTTTCGCACGGGCCAACCCATCTGGGCAACAGGCGATTACGCCGACTACGCCCACGAGGGCTTTGAGCTAAACACGCTCATCTACTCGGCCATCATGTACAAGGTCCGCGCGCAGATGGCCGCGCCGCTCCGTGCCTACGAGGGCGACGTGGACGCCCCGACGCCGCTCAAGGCCAACCACCCGCTACAGCAGCTCGTGGACCGGCCAAACCTCTATATGTCATGGCCCGAGTTCCAAGGCTTGAACACGGTGTACTTGAACCTGGCTGGTGAGTGCTTCATTGCCCTCATACGCCCGCGCATCGGCGGTATGCCCGAGCGCATGATACCGATACGGCCCGACAGGGTATTCCCCATCCCCGGCCCCAAGGGCACGCTCAAGGGCTATTTCTACTGCCCCGAGAACGTCAATCCGGCCAACGGCATACCGATGGCCGCTGAGGATGTTATCCACATCAAGCTGCCAAACCCGCTGGACCCCCTGGAGGGCCTGGGCCGTGGCCTATCGCCGCTGGCCTGCATGGCCTACAGCGCCAGCGTTGACAACATGATAACCGAGTTCCTGTACTCATTCTTCAAGCACGGCGCCATGCCCGTCGGGTTACTCCGTTTCAACGTGCCTCTCCAGCAAGAGGAGGCCGATCGTGTCAAAGAACGCTGGCACGAACTACACGGCGGCTATGACAAGTGGTCGGACGTGGCGGTCATGGATAACGCCGGGGAATACCAGCGCGTGGGCTTGACCTTTGAGGAAATGGGATTCCTGGGCATAGACGAGCGCAACGAATCGCGCATCCTGGGGCCGTTCGGCGTGCCACCGATCCTCATTGGTAGCAGGATCGGCCTGGCCCATGCCACCTACAGCAATGCAGATGAAGCGCGGCAGGCGTTCTGGCAGGACACCTTCAAGCCAGAAATGACCATGTGCGAGCTAGAGTATCGCTACTACCTCCAAGGCGACCGTGGCGAGTTCGTGGCCTTTGATTACAGCGAAGTGCCCGCATTGCAGCGCGACCTCGTGCCCGCTATCGGCGCCTGGTCGCAGATGGTAGACCGTGGCGTGCCCAAGAACGTGGCCGCTGGCGTGCTCAAGATACCGTTGCCCGCATTGCCCGATGATGACGTGGGCTATATGAGCCCCATGCTACAGCCCGTCGGCGCAGAGCCGCCCGCGCCAGCGTTGCCCGCTGTGCCCGCATTGCCAGCGCCCAAGCCGGACACAGAGGACACCGAGCAGGGCGCGGCCGAGGCTGAGGAACAGGAAGAGGAAACGGAGAAGCAAGTGCGCCGCCCTTTTGAGATGAAAGCCCTAGCGCCAGAGGCCAAGGCCGACCACTGGAAGCGCTTTGATGCCACGGCGCGCAAGCACGAGGCTGCGCTAAAGCGGGTCACGGCCAAGCGATTCCGCGAGGACGAAAAGGAACTGCTAGCGGCGCTCACCGGGGCCAAGCGCAAGAGCATCCAAGAGAAGGCAACCATTGACTGGGAGTCACTGGGGCAAGCGTGGGATAAGGCCATCGTGGACAGCGAAAAGCTCTGGCAAGCCGATTACATCCCCGTGCTCAAGGGGATCATTCAGGACGCGGGCCAAGACCTGGCAGTGACCACGGGCGTTTCGTTCACCTTGCCGGATATACGTGGCGCAGCGTGGTTTAACCGCTACGTGCTCAAGTTCGCCAAGAACGAGGCCACGCTTATCACCAAGACGACCAAGGACCAAATCAGCGCGCTGCTCCAGCAAGCCAAGATCGAAGGCTGGTCCATGCGCGAAATAGAAAAGCAGCTAGGCGCCACGTTCGACAGGTTTCTAGGCGAGGAATCCAAGCTCACCGATGAAGAGCGCGCCTGGTTCGCCGAGCGCAACGTGCCGAACAGGCTGGAGGTGATTGCACGCACAGAATCACTCAGGGCCTCAAATTCCGGGGGCCATGAATTGATGAAAGAGTGGGGCGTGCCGCGTAAGGAATGGCTAGCGACGCTGGACCCGCCAAGGGCGCGTGAGAATCACATGGCCATGAATGGCGAAGTTGTGCCCATGGATGAGCCCTTTGACGTGGGCGGGGTCAAGATGATGTATCCAGGCGACCCCGATGCGCCGATAGACGAAACAGCTAATTGCAGATGCACAGCTCTGCCCGTCGGCATGGATGAAATGTGATGATCGACTACGCAGAAATCACGCTGAGGACAGACGAGGATAGGGAGAGGCTGCAAGAGATGACGCGCGATGGCTGGACTGTTGCCAGTAGGTGCCCAACAAATGACGGTTATGTAATCTATTTTCTTGAACGCAAGGAACGGCCCTATCAGCCTCAGATGGAATATAAGGGCGCGGGGCACCGGGAGCATAGGCATGGAACATAAAACCTTTTCAGCGTGGGATACCAAGATCGACAACGAGCAGGGCGTGGTGGACGCCATCTTCGCCGTGATGGGCAACATCGATCAAGGCGGAGACATTATCCATAACGGGTCAATGAGCAAGACGTTTTCCGAGCGTGGCGGGAAGGTCCGGCTGCTTGACCAGCACAAGACTGACTCCATTAGCCGCGTCTTAGGCAAGCCGCTCGAACTGCGAGAGTTGGCCCGGAACGAACTGCCAAGCTCATTGCTCCAAGAGTTCCCCGACGCTACAGGCGGGGCATGGGGGCGCTTCCAGTTCTTCATGGACACGCCAGAGGGCAAGGGCGCATTTATCCGGCTGAAAGAGGGCGGCATAGATCAATGGTCCATCGGCTATGACGCCGTGCAACACGACTTCTCCAAGGTTCGAGATGGCAAAGGGCAAGAGAAGCTGGTGCGCAATCTCCGTCAAGTCAAGCTATACGAGGTGTCTCCCGTGCTATGGGGGATGAACGCCGCAACCGAGACCCTGAGCGCCAAGGCCGATGATGCCATAGCCGACCCCGAGCCGCAAGCCGAGCAAGCCGCTCCGGGTGAAGGCGGCGAGCCCGAGACCAAGGCCGGGCGCATCATCGCCAAGCGCAACGCGGTGCGACTCAAGACTATCCGCAAGCTGCTACAGGAACTGGTAGACGACGGTGGCTTGGAGCTTGACGACGACGACGAAGAGACTGAAGCACCTGCCAAGGCGCAGGCCGCTGAGGATAAGCCGACCAAACAGGAGGCCGGGCCGGACGTGGCGCAAGCCATCGCACCACCCACCATAAACCTGCAAGCGTTGGCGCTGGAAATCGAAGATGAAACATTACGTTTGTTGGAGGTTTAACATGGAGTTCAACGACCTTATTGGCAAGTCTCGGGACTTGCTCGAACAGGCCAAGGGCATCATCGCCAACCCTGAAAGCACAGGCGAGGATCACACCAAGGCCGCCGCCATGATCGAAGAGGCCAAGGCCATGCGTGGCCGGGCCGCACAGTTGAAAGAGATCGCCAGCCTTGGCGCCGTGATGGTCGCAGAGACCCAGGCCGCGGAGACCAAGCAGGCGCAGATCGCGCCTGCCGGTGGGTCCGAGTTCAAGCACTGGGGCGAGTTCCTGCAATCCGCATGGGGCGCCCAGGTACGCAACATCCAAGACCCGCGGCTCAAGTTCTTCAAGGACGAAGCCCCTGCCGAGAGCAAGGTGCTCGTGGAAAGCGTCGGCGCGTCCGGCGGGTTCCTCGTGCCGCCCGAGTTTCAGGCGCAACTCATGAGCGTGGTCGCGGAGACCAACACCATCCGCCCGCGCTGCACCATCATCCCCATGCGTCGGCGCCAGGTAAATATCCCCGTGCTCAATCAGACGGGCACCACGGCAGCCGCTCCGCACTGGTTTGGGGGCATGAAAGTCTACTGGACTGAGGAAGTGGTCCAGAAGACCGAGGCCGAGCCCTCGTTCCGCGAGGTGAGCCTCATCGCCCACAAGCTCGCGGCCATCACATATGCGTCCGATGAACTGCTGGAAGACTCCGCCATCAGCCTGGCCGCTTTCCTCCAGGGTCCGATGGGCTTTGGCGGTGCGGTGGGATGGTACGAGGAATACAGCTTCCTCCAGGGCACCGGCGTAGGCCAGCCGTTGGGTGTGATCCCCGCGCCCGCGACCATCACCGTGGCACGAACGGCCGTCCTGCCCGCTGTGCAGTACGGCGATTTGGTCAACATGTTCGAGAACTTTTTGCCCACGGGCAACGGCGTCTGGTACATCCATCAGTCGGTGGTCTCTACCTTGATGACCATGAACGGCCCGGCGGCCAACCCCTCCTACATCTGGGGCGACGTGACCAATGGGCGCCCGAATACCCTTCTGGGTATGCCGGTGGTCTTCACCGAGAAACTGCCCCGTGAGGGCACAGCCGGCGACGTGCTCTTGGCCGACTGGCGCTACTACCTGGTGGGCGACCGCCAGGCCACGACCGTCGACACGAGCATCCATAACAAGTTCGAGTATGACAAGACCACGTGGCGCGTGGTTCACCGCGTCGATGGGCGCCCCTGGCTCTCTGCCCCGCTGACCCTTGCGGATGGCACTAGCCAGATTAGCCCCTTCGTCATCTTGGGCGCCAAGACCACCTAAGCTGGGCGCGTAGGGTAGCGTTGAGTCAATGACTAACCGGGGCGGGGCAACTCGCCCCTATCAGAAACGAGGTAACAGGAAATGAGCTTTACAGAACGATTTACCGAGCGGTGGCAACTGCTCGACACCATCCCGCCCTCGTCCAGCTCTGCCGAGCAGAACACGGGCTGGATCAGCATGGCGAACTTCCAGCGCGTCGTGTTCATCCTCCAGACTGGCGCCATCGAGGACACGGGCACCGTCGACCTGGACATCGAGGTGGGCACCACGTCCGCGGGCGGCACTACAGCGACGCTCAAGTCGATCACCCAGCTCACGACCGCCGATGACAACAAGGTCGTCGTGGTCGAGGTGCGCGGCGAAGAAATGAACGTCGCCGGCGTGGAGTACGACTATATCCAAGGCGAGTTGACCGGCGCCAACGCTGCGGGCATCACCGCCTTGCAGGTCTGGGGCTACTGCGAGTACGCGCCCGCCGTCACCACCCTGATCGACGAGATCGTGGACTGAGGGTAACAGAATGTGGGTACAGCTCGTCACAATACAGCACATCGCCGACCACGGGCGCACCGTGGCCCGCTATCCGGGCGACTGGGTAGACGTGGGCAAGCAGACCGCCTTGGCCTGGGTAGCCTCTGGGCAAGCCAAGGCCATCGGCGCCGCGAACAAAGAGCTCTTCAATGATTGCGGCATCCTGGTACGCGAGCC